TTAAATTATCTGTAACCAACGCTTTTAATGAACCCTCACCAAGTTCGATATCTCCGTTACTCTTTAATATAATCTTATTGTTCGCATTTGCAACGGTTATTTTACCGGAATCGGTAATTTTTACATAATTATCTTTACTTTCGTATATAGTTGTCGTGTCTGCGAGATCATCCGGCCTATCGTCAGCGCTGTCAAAACTAGCTATCATTGTGATATTATCACCATCGGCAACGATAACACCAATATCACCTTCTTTTGGCGTAGAATGAAAACCGACGTGCTGAACACTCGACCGCGCTGTAATTTCCTCACCAGCTCGACCGATAGCAGTTACAATCTGTTGCTTATCTGATTCAGTAATAGTTTTTATTAAACATTTATAAATTTCAATCATTATATTTCCAATTCGTTAATTCGTTCGTGCGACATTCTAAGCGTTGTTTTTCGTCCTTCGGTCAAACTATATGTAAATATTCTACTATACAGTACTAAGTGCCGCCTGATATCATTAATTTCATCCACAACATTAACTAAGCGATTTATTTTCCAAGTTTTACCGTTTTCGGCAATATGACCCGAAACCGTGTGTGTTAAACTAAAGCCCTCAATTCTTTGATCTTCACGAGTTTGTATTGCCATTTTCTCCGGTGAAGCTTTAGAATCGTTAATTGAAATAGCCATGTATTTAATTGCTGGCAATGTTGAATCCGTTGCAGTTGCAAAACTGTTTTTTTGTTCTCCAGAGAATCCCTCATATTGACATGAAACCATTATAGAAGAATAACGCCCAGAAATATCATCAACCATACGAGCCGTTAAAACATTTCCAGTTCCATCTTTTTTAAATACCGTTTCATATACAATTTCGTCGTCATAGCGTTTTTTGTTTAAATCCCCAATGTATAATTCGCCTGTATTATCGTATAATATTTCAAAACCATACGATTTAACGAGCTGATTAATTTTCGAGAATACTAAATCACCGATATTAATTTTATAATTTTTATGGTCTCCGAGCGCTGTAAAATCTTCGTCATATGTAGTTTCTTGAGTTCTGGCGTTAATAGTCTCAGAGTTATTAACATCATTTAAAACAGTTTCGTTTCTATCTTCAATGTCAGATTCAGAACTAAAACCAGTACTATCAGAAATTTCCGAAGCTGTTCCTTTTGGTTTTACATAAAAATTCGTTTGTGCTATTAATGTATCAATTATCTGTATTGGTGTTTTATTGTTAAAATCCTTGAAATTATTACAGTAGTTTTCAACCAAAATAGAAGTTCTGTCTTTTCCAGACAGCGTCACATCTCTGGAACTTTTAGAAGTGGATTTTTCCACTCTCTGAATAATTCCATCGAATTCGCGCGCCTGATTAATCCAGAATTGAATCAAATCACCTTTTACAACTTCAAAATCAACATTAACCAATTTAACGGAAAACGCCGACGTTAGAGCTTCATAATCAGCCGGAAATGTATATGACGAATATTGATTGTCATCTGATTTAACATTTCCAACGTTGTCGGTGATTATTATTCTTATTTCTTCCATTTTTAAACCTGTTGAGGAACTGGAACTTTTATACTACCATTTGCGAAAGTCGGATTTTTGATTTGTGGATTCATACTTAAAATTCTTTCAGCAGCTTGATATGATAATCCATTCGACAATGTAACTGTATGCAAAGTTTGCAATGCAATTTCTTGTGTTTCTAATGTTTCACGACCTAATTTTATTTCATTAATATATTGTTGTAATTGGTTAGCCTGATCTTTTAAACCTTGATTTTGTCTGTTAATTAAAACAGCGTCATTTATTAATTCACGAACATCGAATAAACTTTGTTCTAATTCTTGTACCGTCATTATAGATGGAAAAGTCTGACCGCCTTTAAAATTTCCGGCTGCATCAAAAGTCTGTACATCTTCTAATCTTGCAGTTTCTTGTCTATTTGCATCGTCAACAGTGTAAACTTCAGCTGATTCAAACGCTACCCGTGAGGCTCCCATAATTAAAACATACTGAGATTCTACACCCTCAAATACAGCTGCGAGATCTCGAACTCCCAAAATACAGTTATTAATAAAACTGGCGGGACTATTCCGAATTGTTACAAAGCGTTGTACAACTCTATCAATAGCACTATTTATCGAAAACATAACCTCGCCAGGCAAACTGGTTCCATAATTTACAGTATTAATTATAGATGTTGCTAGGCTGGTTATTCTATTTAAGTATGAATTTAATTCCCCTTTATACGTATTTACAGTGCCAGCAAACGCCGCCGCATTCGACGAAACTTTTTGAGCCGCTTCGAGTGCGGCTGTAATTACTCCGGTCGATGATCTAAAACCAGCCGATTGCTGTGGTACTATATAACGAACAAAAGTTATTTCGTCAGTTGTAATTTGCTGTACAAAATCGAAACTGACAGAAACAAATTCCTGAGTATCATCGTCAACAGTTCCAATATTTTCAACAGCCCCTTCAATTTCACCATATTCGGGGTGCGTGAAAGTAAATAACTCGCGAGTACCTTTGATTGTTTCTAGGAAATTAAAATGAGCTTGATACGTTGGGAAAATCCCAATATCAGTATCCCAACCCTTTGTAATTGCAGGATTAGACATAAAAGAGCATTCAACTTTAATAGTTCTTGATTTCATACCCTGATTCTGAACTTTATTTCGATTTGAAAATGGATATTCATGTTTTACTATAGCGAATGGATATGAATCGTTTACTGTGACGATATCCAGATAAAATCCGGCCATTTGTGGAATAAATTTATCAGCCATTTAAAAACTCCCAGTTGTACCTGAACGAATTGATTTAGTGATTTTTTTTCCGCCTCTATCACCATTAAATAAACTTTGAACCTCAACATCGGCGGTTCCATCTTGATTATTGTTAATTTGTAAATTGAGCGCGAAATTTTTATCGGCTTGAATAGGATCAGAGATCAATCCTGTTTTCTTTGCAGCGGTTTTAGCAAGTCCAACAGTGCCACCAATTAAACGACCAAGAACACTTTCCCGCCCTATCTCACTTAATTTCTGGCCTGCCTTTACAAGTAATCCGGCCGATTTTGCCGCCAACGTCAAAGAGGTCGCTATTGCTGAGAATATTTCCTCTGTATTTCTTAATTTTGCAGGGTCAGCAAGTATTTTTTCGATTGCATTAGCCAAATCATCAATAACCGGAACTAATGCAACATCAAACAATTTAGTTGAAAAAGTACCAATCTTTTTAAATGCCTGACTCGATGTTTCGGAAACTCTCTGAAATTTTCTCTCAATATTTCCTGATGCATCTTCGCCAAGTTTTATTAATCTGTTAAATTCTTTTAGTTCGCCGTTTGTTTCTTGAAATGCAATAGCTAATAATTCGAGAGGTTTAGCGCCTCGAATACTTGGGATTAATTTTGAGATTTTACCGAGATCGCCACCCGTAGCGTTTAGCAATTCTGGTATAACTTCGCCGAGATCACGCAAGCCACCGCCTTTTTTAGTAACTGAAACGCCGAGAGCTTCTTGTATTAGTGAAGCACGCTTTTTTAATTGATTCACAAACTGAGAAACAAAAGTCGCGGCTTCAGCTTTTCCGCCACCTTTACCAGCGATCTGAAGTAATGCGCCAAATTCGATAAACTGTTTTTTGGTTTTAAATCCACCCGTAACAAATGCACCGAGTAATTTTTCGGCCTCGGATGCTAATTCAGATAAATTAATAGTTGCTTCGTCACCCTGAGAAATTAAAACCTCTAAAAACTCGAAAATTCCACCTTTTCCGACATCAATTCCCTTAAACGAAGAGGATAAGGCCGCGATTAATTCTCCCAGTTCACCAGCATCGGCACCAGTACCACGTATAATTTTGGATATATTGTCGAGATTGTCAGCGGCAAGGTCAAAATCGCCGGATTTATCAACTATTCTTTCGAACGTATTTAAAATAACGTCACGACTAACACCATATTTAACAGCGGCGTCCGTGATTGATTCACCTAATTTAAATTGTTCAGCGCGTGTTTTTTTAGCTTGAACGGCTGTTCTGGCAAGACGTTCCTCGAATTCTAGTATTTCGCGACCCTTTGCAACTCCAACAGCGGCACCAATAACCAAGCCGGCGGCACCACCAACTAAACCAGCTTTTAAAAGTCGTTGTCTGCGTTGTCTGGATCTTCTCTCTGCTCTCTCTATTTCTCGAAGTGCGGCTTTTTCAGCCCTTACCCTTGCGCGAATTCCTTTTAATCGGTTTCTAGCCCGTTTTCTGGAAAGTCGTTTATCAAGTCTATCCTGTGTTCGGCGTTGGCGTTCAAGTAGTCGATTGGACTCTTTTATTTCTTTTTTAAGTCCTTTATTGTCACCGCCGAGCGTAATATTAATATCAGACATTGTAATTTCCTAAATCGGGGTTATGTATCAGTTTTGGGGCGTGTAACTTCTTCCATCGTAAATATATAAAGCCACTGGCCCGAAGTTAGCTCGATAGCTGGCTTGCCAAACAACTCAAAAGCTTTCTTGCTGTATAAATACTTGTAACGTTCCCAGCTGTCTCTTCTGGCTTTTTTTTTAAGTCCTCAATCAATTTATCAAATTCCTCATCTGACATTTTCATTGGATCAGGGGAATTTTCTTCGTGCAATTGATCGAGTTCAATAGCGAAAAAATCCTTCATTTCTGGAGTTAGCGAGCCTCTAAAATCAGAGATATTATTCGCAATACCGAATCCAGTTTCAGGGTCTTTTAAGGAACGGTATAACTGTTGGGTTTCAACTTCAGCATTATAATTGCTTATGTTTTCAAACCCAACTTTATTATCTTTATATATCGCATCAGCCGCCAAAGACGCTTTCGCGAGATCATCTTCAGTCAATATTTTCACATTAACTTTAACATCTTCAACACCTGGACAATCTACTGTTTTGGTAATTTCTGACCCGGCTTTTATTCTTTGCAGAATATTCATTAATTAACCCTTTCGTTTATAAATTTAGCTACAGCAACATGAATGTTAATAAGCTCAGGATATTTCTCTGAACCTATTAATTTATCCATAGCTTCCAAAACTCTCGCTTTATTCGCCATCGCTGGCACTGGGTATTGTTTTACTAGAGTTTTTTTCTTTGCAGGTTTAACTGTTACAGGTTTAACGGCTTCGGTTTTATTAACCTCGGCCGCTGTTTTGTTTTTATTAAACATTATCCGAGCTCCAATCCTGGAGTCCTTGTTTCTGCGCTGTAAGTAATAGTAAAACTTGTTTCAGTTTCGCCATCTGTTGACGCGTCCCCAACTTCATTGGTAGCAACGCCTCCAAAACTTACACGATCACCGTTATCATATTCAACAGTAAAAGTCGCGCCGAATAAAGTCCTTGGATCGATATCTGGAGCAATATTCGCCTTTTTAACATTCACAGAAAAACTGTACCGAGGCAACATTTTTGCTGTACCGGATTTATTCATTAATGGAACTGGTTTCGCTACAGAAACCGAAGTTTCTGTGAAGTTGTCGAAGTCTTCGAAAACGATCCCATTCATTTCAACACTACATCTATTTACAAATTCAGCCATTTTTTAACTCCTTTTAGCTTAATATTAAATCAAGACGATTAGCGATTATGTGCATTCCAGGAACTACTTTTGCCGGAATCTGTAAATTAACTCTTCCAACTGCCTGGGTATCAAGTTCAACAATAACTTCATCCGGTTCAACTGGATTCCATATTTCAAGATCATTAAGTAATCTGATTACATCTAGGACTTCGGTTTTAACGAGAGCCGCTGTTCTAGTTGTTAATTTTGTTCTTGGAAATCTCTGAGCCTGACGATTTTCAATTGCCAATTTACCAAAATCTAAACTTAAAATAGTTGTCAGATCGAGATACGCAACTGATTTAGTTCCAGTTGAATCCGTTGTATAAGTTGTAATAGCTCTAACTATTTGAACAGCTTCACCAACTCCAACTTCGAGGGGTGTTACACCGTTTAATAGTAAAGATTCTTGCTGAGTTCTTGAAAGTTGATTTTCAAGTGCAGCGGGTGCAATTCCAGCCAATGGCAACGTATTAAGAGGTCGAGCCGGATCTTCTTCACCAGCAACAACAGAAGCATATGCGGCGCCAATTTCATAATCTAACGAATGGCCGCGCTCAGTTGTTTTTGTTGTTTTAAGATAAGCAACATTCAAACGTTCATAATTTAAAGTAGTTCCAGCAAGTGTTTCAAGTGTAGCTTGAACACCATTATAACCAAAATATCCGGTCGCTGGTCTATCTTCAGTCGGTGCACTCTGAGATGTTAAATGTGTTTTTAATAATCCGAGATTAGTCGCATCATTAAGAGTACATAATACAACATCATAATCAGCGGGAAAAATTGCTGTTAATGCAGTTGCAATACTTGGATCAGTCGCACCATCTACAGGTTGAACAATTGCCAAAGCGGTAGTTTCAACATTATTAGTTTTAGATGAAATTGCGATATTGTTTCCAAGAACTCCAAGATTTCGAGCTGTTAAAGTTACAACAGCACCAGAAACGCCGGAAGTTACTGGCATTAAATGTTCTAAATCGCTGATAGCCGCGTCGATTGCTGTTGCGATATCGTTCACAGCATCGCCATTATTTACAGTTACCTCAACACGAACGTTACCAATCCATATTTCAAAAGATCCACCCGCCGAAGCTATTCCTGAAACTGTGATAGTTCCAACAGCAGCAGCGCCAGCACCATCTGGAATAGGTACTATTGATAATTGTAAGTTTGGATTTGCTTTCAATGCAGCATCGGCCGCAATTGCAGCAACAGAACCTTGTCCAGCTTGCAAAATGGCATCGGCAGAACTAAAAACTTTAACCGGAACATTACTTGTTCCAATTCCAGCACTTGTTTTCTGTCCTAAAATTACCATTGATTTAGCATTTGCAGGCAATCCTTGAGCGGCTAAACTGGCATTATATTCAGTATAGCGTCCTGGTTTCCTAATTGAGCTGGGAATGTTATCAAATTGTATTGTCATAACTTTCTCCTAATTATTAAATTTATTTCGAATTATCTTTTTTAACTGTTGACTTTGTCAGTGGTTTAACAACTGACCTAACTTCAATCAAAGAACCATCGTTTAACTTGCACTGTATGTCGTGATTCAGTTGAACTGGGATTTCTGTTTCTGAAGTCACTCGTTTTCCTTGACACCAGAAATTCAAACCTTTTTTAGCTTTTACTTTCATAATCTATCCTTTATTTATAATGAAATTGCATTTCTATCAGTACAACGAAGCCAGTTTGTTCCATCTGAAAAAGCCTGAACAGCCCCACCAGTATCATCCGTAACATAAATAAATGAACCAGTATACAAAGTCGCGTCTGGCGCATTTGTTACAGTATGGATCGGCATTGGAGTTGGAAGTGTCGCGATAAAATACAATAAATCGTTATAATTCTGAGCACCATCACCAAATTTTATTTTACCAGAATCGGATTCAATCGCAATTTCATACAATTCGAGAACTGGATTTGCAGCTGTCCAACTTGCGAGTGTGTCTGATCTTGGTTTAATTCTTCTTGCTTTACTCATTTATTAACTCCTAACAAATTGATTCGGCAACACCGCCGTATATTTCAGATTCAAATTCTTCAGTTCCGGCAAAACCGCCAAATATATCTTCGCTAAAATCAGCCGTAAAAGCATTACCACCGAATATTTCTGATAAATCTAAAATTTCAGTATCGGCGAGAGTCCCATCTTCTAAGTAATATTTATTTATTATCTCTAATAATTCGCCAGTATCTTCACCAGCAATATCTTTAGTATAATTAAAAGAGCAACTGAAATCTATTTGATACAAAGCATATCCAGCGTCAGAATATTTCTGATCAGTTACATTTGTAAAATTCAAAGGTATTAATGGATCTTGCAATGGTAAATCTAATTTTTCAAGTAACAACGCTTTAACAATCGAATCTATCAATCTGTATACTGTGAATCTTCGTTCTTTTTCTCCAGATAGATCTTGAACTAACAAAATTAAACTGATAGTGGGTCTTTGTTTGAATCCGTGCATCGTTATTTTTTGATGTATTCCGGTATCAATCGCAATATTAATTTTCGGCCGTAATAAAGCTCCAACTTCTCTGTCTACCAATGTATCATAATCAATATCATCGACATCAAGCCCGTTATCGTTTAAATATTCAAGTATTCGTTCACATATTATATCAAGCATTTAATTGTATGTATCCCAAACAGTTGAGCTATATGTTTTACTCGCAGCCGTTTTATTCGTTTTAATTATTTCCGGTTCTGACGCTGTTGGAAAAGGTGATATTTTACCCGTCTGTATTTTATCCAGCATCGCAAGACACCACTTATAATCTTTAGAAATGGTCTCTGGTAACGTTGTTAACAGTTTCCGCTTGTAGAGATTATAAATCGCTAGTTTTGTTGATATATCAACTATTAAATCAGGGATGTCAGCCGAGTCCAATTCAACAGGATAACGACCGCGCAAATATCCGTCAATCATTTTATCCGCAGAATCAATGGCATTATCAGTAACTAATTCGTCGATATCACCCGTTCTATTATCATCAGTAAGTTGTATAATAATTTTCGCTGGTAAATCTTTTTTAATGTTATCTAAATTTGTGTACGGATCAGCCATTTAAAACCCTTTAGTTATAAAAAAGGGGTGTGGCGATTAAACCACGCCCCTTAGGAAACACACCAAAATTTTTAATTAAGTCGCAATTGTATCTTTCCAGAGATATCCAAGATCTAAACCAACAGTTACAATGTCAAGGTCTTCTTGTGTGTCATAGAAATCAGAATGCATTTCATCTTTTCTCCATGTTGAAGACATGCGACCCTGTCCATTAGTTTGAGCGAGTCTATACATATAGCCTGCGGAAGCAACTTTTAATCCAGCTCTTTCTGGGGTATAGAATAAAAATCCAGTTCCTTTGTTGTCACTATTATTCCAAACGTCAACAGTAGTCAAACCAGCATCAGGATTGCCAAGTGCTTCTTCATTTGTAGCTTTTAAAGCAGTTCCAACAATAACTTCTTTAACTTGCGCAAGTGTTGCGAGAGTATCGAGAGTCATAAAAGGATTGCTTTTATCAATTTTTGTAGGACTAGTCAAAGCCAGTAAAGCCGGAGCTTGTGCAAGTTTTGACCATGTAGTATAATCGAGCAATAGTCTGTTTGGTAGTAAACCAGTCGCCGCTCTTATTGCATCACGTCCAGTTTTCATATCAGCAAGAAACGTGTCACTTCCAGCAGTAGCATGGCCCCAACCAGCAGCAGCATCTTCACCGCCAACATTACCATCGGCCCATGTTCCAGCATGAATAGCCGCAGAAACGCGAACTTCTTTTTTGAGATCAAGTTTATTAGCAATTAATTCTAATGCATCAATGTCAGGCTGAATTGGAATTGACTGTGCTTCCTTAGCATCAGCACGATCTTCATCAGGAACTTTTGCAGCCGCTGCATAATTTACAGGGGTAATATTAGAAAGTGAAACTCTGAAATCAACTAATCTAGCAGCCGCTCCACGTCCACGAACTTCAGCCTCGTCACGAAACCAAGGTCCTTTATTATATTTTACTACCTGAGATTTTCTTGTCAAACCGTCGATAGTAGGGAAAATTCTTTCTGCAATATATTCAATATTAGAATATTTTTGACTTACATTTTGCAGTACTCCCCGTGTTACTATATTATTTGAAGATAAAGCCATTTTGTAACTCCTTTATAATTAGGATGGGAATACTATCCCGCTGACGGAAATACTATTCCACCGTGAATAATTTCAATTACTGCCAGATCCTGATCAGTACCAACTGGAAAAACAACGATTCCACAAGGAAACTGAGTTGCAACTGCAACCTGGGCTTCGCCATCTGTAGATGGACCAACAACAACTTCGGTTGCAAGTGCAGCGGATGCCACTATTTTTGATTCGCCAGCAACTTTTACGAGTGCTTCTTCACCAACATCAGGGGCGTTCTGTAAAATGCCATAAACTTTTTCAGTGATTGCGTCAGTTAACTCAACAGCTAATCCAGTGGACGTTAAAGTCACACAATGATACTGAGCGGCTGTTAAATCTTCATTAGCAACTTTGGAAACAATATCGGAATTTCTAATAGTAGCCATTATTATTCTCCTTCATTTAATTCTGGGTTGTCTTTAAGAACCTGTAATAGTGCAGCTGAATATCCAACATCTTTATTTTCTTTTTGATATGCTGCAACTGCTTTTTCAAGAGCTTCATCACCAGATTTCTGATGATCGTCGCTATTATCAGCGATCTGTTTTCCATCAAGATCAACTTTTTTAGCTGAATTTTCAAGAATCTTTTTCTGAACGTCTACAAGTGGGGTGTCTTTTTTGCTATCACTCCATGAAATTTTGTCAGCAACATGAAGAGCTTCAAGCGCTTCCATTGTCTGATCAACTTCAACAGGTAAAACTTTGCCATCAGAAACGAGAGTATCAACGAACTTTTTAAGTTCAGCTGTTACAGCTTCAGATTCTTTGTTGTCAGCGTCAGTTTTGAGCGCTTTGTTTTCAGTTTCAAGAGTATCGAAACTTTCCTGTAGCTTTTTATTATCAGCTACTAGGGTTTTATTGGAGGTTTCTAAACCTTCAATTTTATCTGTATATTCTTTATTATTATCAGCCATTAATTCTGACTCCTTTTCGTTAGGTTTAAGAATATTTTCTATTTTATCAGTTAATTTTTCTATTAAAGTTTTTTCGTCTGGTTTGTCGGCGTTTTTATATCTATTGAGAACGTGTTCTGGAATCTCAGCATAGTTGTAAGCCGAGAGGTCGTGAAAGTTTGAAATTTCAACATCTTCTTCAATAACAGTAGCTAAACCAAAACTAGCAGCTTCTTCAGCTGTCATATAAGTAGTACTGTTCATCATGTCGTTTAATTTTTCAGAAGATTCTGTTGAGTGACGTTTGTATGCTGTTATTCCTTGAGATTGTAATTTGTCCAAAACTTCGACCATTTCCCTATGATCATCAGCATTACCACCATTAAATATAAGAGGTTTGTGAATCATCATCATTGTATTGCTGTACATTCTAGGTTTTTTAGTGCTTGCCATAGCAACAACAGAATGCATAGATGCAGCCATTCCGGTAATTTTTATATCAATGTTTTTTGGGTGCGCTTTCAAAGCGTTGAATATTGCAAAACCATCTCGAACCGATCCACCTGGTCCATTTATATCAACATTAACATCCTTATCCTTGTTTTTATTCAGCAATTCGACAAAGTCTTTTGACTGAGTACCCCAAAAACCGATTTCGTCATGGAGTAATATATCCAATTCGTTCTTAGTCTTATTTACAAAACTTTTCCAACATGGGTCTTTTTTACTTTTATCGGGCATATTTTACTCCTTAGGGTAAATATACATAAAATTTTTCAAATACCAACTATTTTATTTTTTTATTTTTTAATACATACGATTAAACAACGCTTGAGCTTTGATATTTTCGCACTTTTCAAAGAAGCGTTTTGTTTCCATAGCCATGCCACAGGTGAAGTGTTGTGCTACTTTTACCCAGAAAAACAAAACTTTCTTCTGAACTATCCAAGATGGTTTTTCGTGAGTTGTCAGCTTTAAATTTTTCACTCTATACATAACTTTCTCCTATTTTCTCACGTGTTTCTTAAAAACCTTATTAATTTTCTTGAGATCTACTGATTGAACCACCACCGACGGGCGCGCTACTAGATTTATTTCAGGTCTACCAAAGTTTTGAGCTGCATTATATTTAATTCCTTTTGTTCCAACTTTTACACCATCACCCAATGCAGTATAATAAAATGATTTCTGGAATCTACCTGATTTTTTAAGGATTCGCCAAGCTACTGATTTTTTCCGAGGTCTCCATTTTGTCGAACCACCTTTAATAGATCCAGGTGTTGAGTATCGACCACCGACATCGAAGTTTGATTGCATTGATTGTTTTAATATTTCGCCTGCTTGGTTCCAGGGTAGATCCTCAGAACGAGATTCGACGCGTTTTAATTTCGCGAGAGCTTGCGTTATGTCGATTTTTATTGTTGGGATCAAGAAACAGCCTTTGTTTGTTCGTATAATTCAAATTGTCTTTTGCATTCATTAGCTTCTTTTACTGATATATATAGTAGTGTTTATATCTTTTGCAACTTTTGTGGGTAGAGTATGCAACTTTTGTGGGTAGAGGTTTTAATGTGTCGTAAACCTCGATTGTCCACCACCACCACAAAAACTCGTGTTTTAACACATAAATTTTAATAGATGATTTCGGTATCAAATCTGTTACAATTTTAAATTTCATCCTAACAAATCGCCCCTAGCCCTGGATTTTCATTTATTAATTGCTCTCTGGTTTTCGATATTTCAGACTTTTGTTCTTCTTTATTAGGTTTTTGCTCTTCTATTTTTTCTTTGTCTGTCTTTTCCATTATCTAACCCCAGACAAATTAAACGCTATGTGAATATGAGTGTTATGTAAAACAACGTTGAAACCAATACCGAGTTTTCTTTTTATCTCAACAAATACTTCATATTTTTCATCAGATGTTTTAATATTTCTAGTGCGAATATCTATAGCTCTTCCGCATGGATGCCAACTAGTAGGACTATGCAGACCGCCGAGTGCTTCTGTAATTACTAATTCATGACTATGGTTTTTATAAATATCATCACAAACTCCCATTACCAACCTCATAACAGGATGTAGGCCGGAGAGGGAAACGTTTTCTTTTGTTTTCATAGTTGTAAGCTCGCTTTAAATTAAAAACAGATAGCCATCTGTTAATTGTTAATTATTTAGTTTCCAATAAAATGTATCAACTGTTTTACCTTCTTCCATAATATAGATAGTAAATCCTTCAGTTGTATTTTCCTTTAACTCAAGTTTTACTATTCCATTTTTATCTAAATATAATAAAAAATGCTCTTCTACTGTTCCTGTTTTAGGAATACGTATAATAGTATCACATTGATACCATTGTGTAGTTTTGTCACTTTCATAAATTCTTTTAACTATCATATCTGTCTATCTTTCTGTAATGGCTATCTGTCTAATTGAATTATTTTCCTTTTTATTTCCCCCCAAATAACTGAATTAAATAATTACCTATCAAACTCAAAGATGTCATTCCGGTCACAATCCACATTATTTTATTAGTCATTTTATCAGTGATTTTAAATAAATCCTGAATATCGTTTTCATTCCTGACTATCCGTGTCTGGTGATCGTTATGGTGAATACAATCCTTATGAGTACTATCCATCAGGTTTGTCCCCGCCTTCAGTTTTTACTATCTCTAGCTTAAAATCAGTATCTTCAAAATTGTAATTCTTTTTATAATAATCACCTGTGAATTTTAAACGTGGATCAGCTGTCTGTAATTTCGAATCTCGGTCGGCGCGTTCCTGATCAATATCTTCTTCAGCGAACAATCGAAACTTCGGCGGTTCACTAGTGAAATTCATCGCGTGAGTTCTTATAATTAATTCATTAAAACCCTCTTCGACTAATTTCTGATCAGATTCAATAATATCTCTTCGAACTTCCATGTGAACAGTGGCAGCCGCCTGCGATCCACCTTGAACTTCAGTTGTGAGATTATTCCCCAATATACTCATATCTATTTCGCGATTCATAAAATCTAGATAAACATTATGCATTGAACCAGTTTTCCCTTTACCTTCAGCGGATTCAGCTATTTCAAGGTCATATTCTTTTGGTACAACTGCGATTCCATCGACCACCATATTTTCAAGCATATCAGCAACATCACAAATCCTATCTTCTTTCGCGCCCTCTGGAGCTTTCGCCATTAAAAAAGGCATTCCAAACTTTTCAAGAAAAATAGTCCAGAACTTCATCCCATTTTTTCTAAAGATTACGGGCCAGTAACACGGGCTCAATGCGGGTTTTCCATATGGATTATCATAAGTAGGGTTTTTTCTGATCACTATAAATTTTTCAGGTGGAACAAGCACACCCTCGAAAGTATTATTTCCAGCTAAATATCTCAATCTATTTTCACCGTCATAATCAAACCAACGCGACGGTTTACCAACAAACTCAACAGGAATAATTTTTCTATTAACTTCAGCGTACACTATTTCCATAGGTTTATATCCAAACAAAGCGCCGTCTAACATTTCAGAGATAGTATCAGGCATTTTATAAGTTTTAAATAGCTCAGTATAAAATTTCTTTTCCTCTTCAGACGATCCATCACCTATAATTTCCCATTCCATCGCGAGTATTGCCGACTTTCTTGATTCGGTCGTAGCTTTTACCCTGGAATCATAGAGCAACTCTTCATATACTTCGATAGTTTTATTTAATTTTTTGAGAACGGGATCTGGATTTGGTAATAAATTCATTATTGACGACATAAAATTAACACTGGATTGTCTAGTAGCAATCTGTTTCCCAATCTTTATATCGTCGGGGGCTTTTTTCTCAATTGCTATATTAGCGGCATCTAGGGCAGTTTTTCCCATGTTGAGCCGTTTTTGTTTGCGTCCTTTTCTACTCATTTATTACCTCACCTTATTTATTTTTTAGTTTAAATTTGCGATGATAACACTTATTAGGTCGGATCGCATCATAATGATCATAAACAGATAACGCACAAGAAAAACCTGTATTAGAATGACATGTTGTAATTTCGCATTTATCTTGTTTTAATCTTACTGCTTTTGGTGGTGTAAAATTTTCCATTTTTAATATCCCTTTAAGGTTTTTGATCTTCTTGGAATTCTTCGAGTTACTACGGGCGCTTTTGGAGCCCTACTACTACTAAAGTAATTCAAAACTTGCGAAACAGTGTCAACTATATCGTCAGGCGTGTCCATTAATTCATTAAAATCGGTCATTTGGTCAATAAACATCTTGTTCCAAGCCCCAAATAATAAAAAACATTTTCCCGTTTTCCAAAGCGGTGAAATAGCAACAGCTCGCGAATATTTATCAGTATCGGGATTTATTCCAACAACAGGAAAGTCGATATTCTGTTTAAACATCTGTAATAAACTTTGACCCGAAGCCTTATCTTCAATAAGAATATAATTGGCCGATTCCCATTTCACAATATATTCCGCCGTTCGATTAACTAGCTCAGGAAATTCGAGTTTCGCCGCCCAGCAATCTAAAAAGAAATATCCGACAGTAGTTTCCAAACAAACACACGCGGCCGAATCATCGTTTTCAGCACCTTTTTTAAATGCAGTGTCCATCGAGATTGCTAATCGTCTCCATAAATGTTTATCTGGTAATTCGTATGCAACGTGAAACCATTCTGTTTTAAATACTTCTTCATCACCTTTGTCTACGAACTCGCCGTATATTTCCTGTTTTCTAACAGCAAAAGGAACTTCTTCTTCAAGTTCTTTGATATCTTGAGGGTTTAATAATGGATTATCATAACTAGAAACTTGTATAGTTCGCCAATCAGGGTGCTTTGGTGAAGTTTCCAGAGGACAATCTGAATTTGGTAAACAGCGACCTTTCGAAGCCAACTCAAAATAGAGCGAATACTTTTCACCCTTTTCATCCTTTTTAGCTTTCCGGCCTTTCGGTGTTCCAATTAAATAAACAAATGCTTTATAGTCCAGCGTCATCGGTAGAATAGCATTATACCACAAATATCGACCTTTATGACCTTTTAAAACAATACCAGTTTCGTTTATTATTATAAAATCATATCCAAATCCCTCTATGTTCTCAGGTTTTTCAGCGGATCTTAAATCAAGTAAACCATCACATAGTGTAAGTAATTTTTGAGATGATTTATACTGCCAATATTTAGGTTGTATTTGTTTTAATGCTGGTTTAAAAAACCTACTAACATAACGGTCAAGATTACCCTGAACAGTATCGACCCATAAACCTTTTTTACCTTCGGCCATTTTCTCAATACAAAAATGCGATGCTCCATGAGTAGCACCAAAGCGTCGACCTTTTGGCTCTATATTAAAATGTTCTGTATGTGGGATAAAATAAGGAGGTGTATTTATTGGCTCTCCGTAATAAAATCGGAGCTGTTCTTCTGTCATTGGTAAATCAAGTGGTTCACCTGTAACTGTTATTATATCACTCATTAAAACCTCGGTTTAAAAATAATGCGGTGCTGGTAATCACTCCACGAGACAGCCGAGAGCCTCACAGTGCTTTCCCCACACCGACTTATAAGAGAGCCGACCCGTACACATGGTGCAGAGGGATCGGGCGTATTATACTACTTGCTCAATAGATATTATATTTTGAGCGCCAGTAATACCATAACCAGATAAAGTATTTGGTAAATTATAAAAATCACAACTTATTACACAACTTTTTAATTCACCGCGTCCATCAATATATTTAACTCTAAATTCACATACCATCTTCTCGACTCCTTTTTAAATTATACTCAGTTATCTCGGTTTATATTATTTCATCCAAATCAAATTCAGTTTCCACACTCTCAGTAACCGTCGTTATTGTTTCACGTGAAACGGGACGTTTAATATCAGCCCGCGATCTTATTACTCTTTTTTCAACTGAGAGTTTTAGTTCTCCAGAAAGCTCAGTTTTCATGTCTATCGACTGTTTAGCTTTACCCTCCATACGGTCGATAATTTCCTTTGCAGCTCTTGTATCACCTTTAACAGCCATCTCAATTTGTTTAGCTGCAATTGCATCATATAAAGTTACATCAGAATTTTTTTTTCCTTCAAGTACTATTTTAATTTTGTGCTTTTTCTTAGTTCCGTTGGTGTAAATTATTTCCATCTCAGTGGAATCGAGTAACTTTTTCAAAGCACCATTAAACGTTTTAGATCCTGGTGTTCTTCCACCAGGATTACCAGATTTACCTTTTTTATACTTCTGGTCTTCAAACGCTTTATTTCTCATATACAAACCCTCAAAAATCCGTGATTGTTATATATAACATAATTAAATTTTAGACCAAACACAACCAGTAACAACAATAACAGAATAGTTACCCCTCTTGTTACCCGAAAAAAATGTTATAAATCAAAGACTTAACCCCTCTATAATAATAATAATAACTAAGTAACAATATATATATATAAAGACAATTATTATATTTAGTTTTATATGTTTTTAAATTAATATATGTTTTTAAATATTCTATTTAGCTTTGTCTTCTGGGGATGTTTTATTGTTACGGTGGTGATAATATCCGCTTTTATGGTGTTTTTAATAGTGTGAGAGGCAATTTAGTGGTAACAAGATGGTAATAAAATGGTAAATAAGGCTGTTATTCGATATGTGATAGTAAAATAAAAGATTAAAAAGGTTGAATTATTATATTATTTAGTATATATTAATAAGTAAGGAAAAGATATTAAGTATATATAATTTAAAGGAGGTTTTATGGAGACTAGAAAAATTATTTTTATTATTAAGAAGGAAAAACACCGAAAATTTAAAACAGTGTGTTGTCAAAATGATGAAACAATGAGTAGTGTAATTAATAAATTACTAGATAATTATATAGAAGATGGTGAAAATAAGGTAGAGGTTAAAAATGAATTTGGAGAATAGGAGGTCAGTTTTGATAGCTTTGTCTGAGTTTAATAGGGATAGTTTTAAAATATTATGTGGTGAAAATAATATAACAATGTCTCAAGTTCTTAGGGAGTGTGTTAGTGATATTTTAAGTAATGGTACAACGAAGAAAATACTTGATAGAGTTGCTTATGAAAAGGCTCAAAAAATATCTGTTAAATATGTTGTTCATTATTCATTTGATACACCAAAATATAAATATCACGGTATTAAAAATATTAATGCTCGTAGTAAAATTAGAAGTAAGTTGTATTGGTTTAGTGTTGATTTTTTTAAAGTGTTGCCAAATATGATTCCAGGTAGTTTAAAAATTATATGGAATAAAGTTGCAAAAGAAGATGATCCGCAAGAAGATCGAACTTGGGAAGTTGCCGACAATATGGATATGAAAATGGGAAATAAATTAGATGATAGTGGTAAAATAATTGACGAAGATGAAGTTATTTAAAAAGGAGAATAAATGATGCTACAAAGAAAAGATATTAAGAAGATGTTTGTTAGTTGTGATGGTAGTTTTTCTGAGAATAGTGAGAGGTATGTGTTGTTTATTAATTTTGATGGTAGTTGTATGGCTGTACAGGGTGCAGACGAAAGGAATTTTGAAGAAGGTAAATGTTTTGAAAGTGCCTCTTGGAGATATTATAAACCAATACCCGAACCCCAAGATGTGGATTTCGACGATTTGGTTGAGTTGTATTATGAGGGGTTAAGTGTAAAAAGGGGAACTGAAGTTTATAGAGTGACTGGGTTTGATGCAGGGAAATGC